TGGCCGGTCTCCGGGACGTTCTGCTCCGAGAGGACGGAGCCGCAGTCCACGATGTAGCCGAGGATGTTGTCCTTGGTCAGCGACTCGGGGGCCGCGGCCGCGCCGAGGTCGTAGCTGGACGAGACCAGCCCGGCCGTCGCGCCCTTGTTCTTCGCGTGCGCGTCGGGGTAGATGGCGTTGAGGACGTGGCCGTCCACCGCGATCTTCATCTGCTCCGAGGCGTCCTCGGACCACTTCTCCACGAACTTGATGTCGGCCTGCCGACGGTCCACCGAGTCCACGGTGAAGGCGAAGTACTTGCCGTGGTCGATGTTCAGTTCGACGTTCGCCGACTCGTACTGGTCGTAGACCAGCTTCATGCCCTTGGAGTAGGTCTTGATCTGGGTGTCCGGCGTGGTGCGGATGATCACCTTGTCGCCGTACTTCCGGATCTCGCCCTCGTAGTCGGTGTTCGAGATGTCCCCGAAGACGGTCGCCTTGTAGAACTTGATGACCAGCTTCGTGGACCAAATCTGCGGGATGAACTTGCTGGTTCCGGTGGAACCGTAGTCCGGATAGCCCGCTGCGACTGGAAGTGCCATGGTCTCTCTCCTGAGCCCGACTCCTAGCCGGGCACGATCTTGCCCGCGGCCTGCGCCGCGTCATACCGGGCCTGAAGGGTCAACTGCTCCTTCTCACGACCGCGGTACGCGCCAGCAATCACGTCGCGGGCGAACTTATCGAGTTCGCTGGCTCGCACGTAGGGCACGTCGTCCTTGCCTGCCGGGACCGCGCCCTGTGGGGTCGTGGTCGGGGCCACCAAGGATTCCTTGCTCACGGCGGGCCGGGGTGTCGGTGCTGCCGGGCTTGCGACTGGGGGGCCTGCTGCCCGCTGCTTGTAGTCGAGGTAGTAGCCTGCGACTCGTTCCGCATCCCGCCGCTTCTGCCACTCCTTGGCAAAGGTCAGCCGCGGAATCCCGGTCCGGCCTTCTTCCTCGTTCATGTAGGCGGCGAAGCCGGGGTCATTCACCAGCGTCGTCCAGTCCGGGACCGCCTTCGAGAGTGTCGCGACATACTGCTCGTCCACGCTCCGCGTCGTGACCGCGGCGACGTTTTCGACCTGTGCCTTGACGCCCTCGATTTCCTTCCGGGCTTCTTCCCGGAAGACGGTCCGCATGTCCTCCACGAACTCGGGGCCGTACTCCTGCACCAGCCGGGCGAAGCGCGACTCCACGGTGTCGCCCGCGGGGGGCGGTTCACCGGCCGGAGCCTCGCCTGCGGGTGGGGCAGGCCGGGCCTTGAGCGCCGCAATCTCGTCCTTCAAGGCCCGAATCTCCGCGGCCATCCGCGGGACCTCGGCATACTCCTTGCCTTGCAGGACGGCGAACTTGTGCGCCAGTGCGTCGTATTCCGCCTTCGGCACGAAGCCCGCCGGGACCGATTCCCCGGCCGCGGGTGCGGCGGGAGGAGTCTCCGGCGGCGTCTCGCCCGCGGGCGGCGCAGTCGGTTCGGCGGACGGAGGCGCGTCGGCCGGGGGAGCCGGGACGGTATTCCCCTCGGCGGGCGGCGTCTCGGAGTACTGATCCGGGTACGCCTCGCGGTGCAGCTTTGCCGCTGCGTCCTCTAGTCCAGCCAGTGCATCAGGTAAACCAGTCATGTGAACACTCCTTCAGCGAGCCGTGTCCGGTCTTCGCTCTCCTGCGGCCGGAGCCCATGGGGTGTTCCGGCATCTTCGAGTCAACGGGGAGCCGTGAGGTCTTCCCCGATTCCACGCTACATCGCCTGTTTCGCCTTCGCCGCCTTCTCCATGCCCACGCGCCGCGCTTCCATCACCCGGCGCGTCTCGCGGAAGATGATGGCGATGTCCTTGAGTTCCTGTACGCGGCCCGCGACCCAGTGCGAGAACTTCTCGTCGTTGATGTGGCAGGCGGCAATCGCCAACTGCGGCACGCGCTCCGAGAGTTCCTCCACGATGGTCATGAACCGCTCGTCGTCCTCCAGCGCGGTACACGCGGAGAGGAAGGCGTCCGACGGCTGAAACTGGACGGAGATGGTTTTCTGTTCGAGGTTGAGGACGGGGCGCGTCGGTTCACTCATGGCTTCGCTCCTGCGCGTGATTCAAACAGTTGATGATCCCGTCCTGCGACGGGGCTTCCCGCCTTGTCAAGCTGGCGTGGTTTACCGGGGGGATTGCCCTTGCTGCCCTTCGGTGAGGTCTTGCCCGCGGGTCCGGATTGCGTCTCGCCCGCCTCCTCGTCCTCGCCCTCGGCCTCCGCAACTTGCGCGTTCTCCTCGGCCACGCGCTGTGCCTCGGCCATCCGTTCGAGTTCCTCTTCGTCGGCGACGACCTTCTCGGGGTCGATGTCGAGCCCTTCGAGATTCTTGCGGAGCAGTTCGGCGCGGCCGCGCAGCCCGAGAATCTGGCTGTCGAGCGGGTTGAGCGTGCGCTCCAGCAGTTCCGTCCGCCGGATGGTCTGCTGCTCCTTGTTGATGAGGGCGCTCGACCCCTTCGCGACGACCTTCAGGTCGCCGATGATTTCCGCGTCCCCGTCCTCGAAAATCAGATTGTAGTAGTACTGGGCCTCGACGGACTTGGTAATCAGCCCGCGGTCCATGTTCTTGATGACGCCCTTGATGCCCTTCGCGGCCTGCCCCATGAGCATCGACAAACCGGAGGCGGTCTCCCCGGCCCCGCCGCCGCGAGTCTCGCCCGTGTGGACGTAGCGCGGGACGCCGGAGTCGTCGTCGGCCGCCTCCATGCAGAACTTGTACACTTCGAGGAGCTTCTCGGTGACGATGTTCGGCTGGTAGAACTTGACCGCCGGGCTCTCCATCATGCCGAGCGAGGTCGTGCGCCACACCTTCCACGGGTAGATGGCTTCGTTCTCGCCGTCGGCCACGCGGTCGGTGTTCAACTCCACCTGTGGCCCGGACGCGATCCCGATGTTCATGAAGATGGCGCGGGCGCAGGCGTTCGCGAGGTTCTGAATGTGTTCGATGAGTTCGGGCACGCCCTTGTGCCAGAACGAATCGGGCCGCTCGGAGAAGCCGCAGGAGAAGATGGGCTTCTGGCCCAACTGGTTCGGGTTGAGCATCGCCTTGATGACCCACCGGCCGATGAGCCACGCGATGATGTCGTACTCGCGCTCGGGGTCCGGGACGTTCACCGGGTCCATGCCCCACTCCAGCAGCATCTTCCCCGGCGCGGTGCCGCCGAACTCCAGACAGTCGATGAGTTCGGTCTCGTAGAGCGAGATGCTGTCCCGGTTCTCCAGCCCCGCCTTGGTCTGGTCCACGTTCGTCCACTCGACCAGCCCGCCCGTGCTGTAGGTCTGGAGGACTTCGCGGATGGCCGCCGGGTTGTAGCCCGGCACGTCGAGGAGGTCGGAGAGGTTCTTCCGGGAGAGCGAGAGCTTCTCGAAGTACCACGGCAGGCTGTCGGCCGTCGCGTCCGGCGACGGGTAGAAGGTCAGCGGGTTGACCCGGCTCCATGTCGGGATGATGCGGGTCTCGAACCGGGTCTTGTAGGACCCCATCATCGGGTCCATCTCGCGCACGGCCACCGGCTGGCGCTTGAGGGACGGTCCCTTGAGGATGGCCGTGCCGTAGGTGCAGAGGTCGAAGAGGGTCCGCTCCAGCGAATCGTTCCAGCCGCCTTCGGCGAACTGGTCGAGAATCTTCTGCCGCATCTTCTCGGCGGCCTTCTGCGCGGCCTTCTGAATCTCGCGGCGGACCGCCTCCTGCACTTGCGGGGCGAGTTCGTTCGCGACTTGCTGCAACGTGGCGATGTCCGGCGGAATCGCGCCCATGGCGACGGCCATCGTCACTTGCTGGATGGCCGCCTGCTCCGCGCCCGTCTGGATCATCTGGGCCATGAACGGCGGCAGCTCCGGCATCGGCGTCGGCCGGATGTCCCACGGCTCCTGCCCCGGCTGAAACAGCACGTCCTTGATCCAGCTTTCCGCGGCGCGGCACTTCGTCTCGGTGATCTTCATGAAGATCGGGTCGTAGTCCGCGCCGAGGATGGCTTTGATGGCCGCGAGCTTCTCGGGCTCGTACTCGCCGTTCCGCGCCCGGAGATTGCGGAGCATCTGACGCTCCGGCTTCACGCGCCCGCGCTTCGCCTTCTCCCACAGGATGTTGAGATACCCGGCGAGGCTCTGAAGGTCGATGGGCGGGGTCGGCGGCGGGGTCGCCGCGACCAGCGCGGCGTCCTCGGCGGCGATCTGCGCGTCGAGTTGTTCGTTCGACTGGACGTTGATGAAGGCCATCACGACACCACGATCTTGAGACGCCCCTCGGCATCCCAGTAGGGATAGCTCACCTTCGCCACCAGCACGCCGTTGTGGAACAGGTGCCAGCCGCCCTCATCCGGGTCCGGGTACTCAAGAATCTGGTAGCCTGCCTTGCGGACGCGGTTCATGACCTGTACCCACGTCCACGCCCGCTTCAGGCGCAGGCCGCGTTTCTCCAGCAGTTCGCGAATCGTGCGCTCCGCTTGGTTCTCAATCCACATCGCCAGCTTCACCGGGTCCGAGGCGATGGGCGCGAAGGGCGCATCGTCAATCCGGCGGTTGGCGCTGAAGGTGAAATCGCCGACAGGCTGGTAGGCCCGGTGTGCGGTCATGACAACCGGGCTCGGCGAGAGCGGCGCGGGGGTGGACGGGGCGGGCGGGTCCGCGGCGGTTACCGCATGGGCCATGCTCCCTTCCTCGCTTTCCTCACGATGATTCGTCTCCACGCTCGCCTCCCTATTCAACACATTTTTCCGCGAAAGACAATAGCCGCGTGCCTCAATTCGCCCATCCCGAGAGCGGCGGCGTCTTCCGGAGCGGCGCGGCGGGGCCGGGCGCATCGGGCGTCACGTCGGTCCGCGGCCGCCCCATCTTCCAGTGCCGACCAATGCGGACGTTGATGCTCGGGAGCGTCGGCCGGACCCACTTCCCAATCGCGTAGCTCATCACGCAGTCGTCGTGCTGGCCTTCCTCGCCGCCGTACTCGCCCTTCTCGTCCTTCTTGAACGAGAGCATTTCTTGGAACGTCCGCTTCGAGCGGATGCCGTGCGTGCCGTCGCGCATCTCGGCGATGAGTTGGTCGATGGCCTTCGGCTTGGTGGCGCGGGTCGTCAGCCAGCCGTACCGCTTGCGGGGCTTGTTCGGCGGGTCCGGAATCTTCTCGACGTAGATCCGCGGGTAGCCCGCGTTCATGATGGTCGTCACGACGGTATGGCCGTGATTGTTCCGCTCGGGGCAGAGCCACGCGAAGTTGTAGCGGCGGCCCGCGTAGCAGAGCAACCGGCCGAACAGGTCCGGGTCGATGTGCCCGTGCCACTGGGCGACCTGTGCCCCGGTCACCATGTCCAGCACGTCGAACACCGAGAAGTCGTACTTGGTCTGCCCGCCCGAGGACGCGAGTTCGATGCCCTCGGCCACGTCCGCCGAAATGAGGTAGGCGCGGTCCGGCCGCGGCTCCTCCCACACCCAGAGGTGGCCGTCGCGCTTCGCGACCAGATCGCCCGTGGAGGGGAGAATCTCGTAGCGGGCGATGGGCTCGGGCGCGGCCTCCATCAGCTTGAGGACCTGATAGGTGTCGAACACCGCGGAGCCCGACGAGATGAACGCCTCCACGTCGGTCGAGGGGTATTCCTGATTGAAGAGCGCCAGTTGGCCTTGGCACTTCTCCTCGATGACCTTCCGCCGCCAGCACAACTTCTGATTGACCAGCGTGTCGGCCACGCCCCGGAGATGGAGGTCCACCAAGGCTTGCTCGTCGGGCGTGCGGACGAACGGCTCGCCCGCGGTGCGCTCCCACCGGGCGACCGGCATCTTGTAGGCCGGGAACACGAACCACGGGAAGAACACCGCGGAGTAGGGATTCGAGGGATTCGTCTTCGGGTCCACCTCGCACCGCCACGCAATCTCGCCCGCCGCGTCCAGATGGACCTTGTACTTGAACCGGGCGGCCCAGTAGCGTTCGTAGA